CTCGCGGTCTGTCTTGTGTCCAGTGACGGCGCGACCCTGCTGATTGGTCGATCCAGACTCAGCTAGACGGCGCGACATGGCCTTGCGCAGGCCGTGCGGTGAGCATCCCAATGGCAGCCCCGCGTCTTTTACCTTGCGGCGGAACCAGTTGCCGAACCCGTCTGCCGTGTAGGGCTTGCCGTGCATTGTTTGCAGATAAGGGCCGGTCGTGTCCGAAAAGGGCGCAATGGCTGCTTCCAGTTCGGCATTGATCGGGATTGACGTTTCGCTGTCGTTCTTCGTGTGATCAAGGTTCAGCCTGTCACCGTCACGGTTAGCAGGGCCTATCTTGATCATGTCCGACCGGCGCACGGCGGTGTGCAATAGCAGAGCGAAGGCGAGGCGCTCACGCGTCCCTATGGGCCATTTCTCCTCGTAGGCGGCGATCTCGTCCTCAGTCCACGTGTGGAAGCCTTCGCCTTCCATTTTGTAAGCATCGGTTGCCTCTACCGGGTTGTGCTTCATCAGGCCCATTTTGATGGCTTGTCGAAAGACGCGGGACAGGGACTTGCGATAGTTGTTCGCAGCCGCAGGCGTTTCCGACATTTCGCCGAGCTTCTTGTCAATGATAGCGGTCGTGATGGCCGTGATCTTGCGATGCCCGTTGCGAGCGCGGAACTTCTCGATGATGCCCTGGTAGGTGCGGCGGCTCGACGGCCGCATTTTGCGCCAGCGTGGCGAATCATAGAGTGCGGCGATAACCGCATCAACTGTGCCAGCCTCATATCTTGGGGCTGGGGCCGGCTTCTCCGCCGACTTGGCGCGGTGATACTCCTCCATGAACTCAGGCGTTCCCGGTTCATAGCGAAAGTGGTATTGCGGAAGCCCAGCCTTCCGAAACCGATAACGTGTTTTCCCGTGCCGATCCTTATAGGGTGTCACATTGTCGGGCAGCCATTTTTTGCGCTTGCTCACAGGTCGAATTCTTCTTCATCAATTGCGGGCTTCTGTCCGCCGCATATAATCTCGATTTCGCCGTTTGGCCGCAAAATGACGCGCGGATATTGCTCGCCCTCCAGCTTGGCAGCACGGATTGCTTTTTGCACATCTGCCTGTCTGAAACGAGCTGGAGCCGTCACCGCGCCTTCACCTTCTCAAGCTCGCCAAGCCGCCATGCCTCTGCATCGCCAAATGTCTCCGCCTCATGCAAAGGAGGTGGCGAGGGGATGCGCGTTTGTCCGTCCAGCGTGTAGGTGCCGGACGTTACCTTGACGCTGCGAACGTGGAGGGAGTGGACGTGGTAGGTCATGCTGCGATCTCCATCACAGAAGTTCCAACTGCTGCTCGGCCTCGATCTGCGGCGAGACGAGCATCGAGAGAAAGGTAGGCATAAGCTGCCACCATCGGGTCCACGCCATTTCCTGTCGCTCGAAGCCGCTCAACCCGGTGGGCCATCGCATCAATGCCTCGACGAAGATGGGATTGAGCTTCCGCTTCACTGAGAGCTGGTTGGAGTTCGGGGAATCGGTCGAGGACGTCGATCCAGCCGCGATTGTCGGATGGTCCGGGGATGACGGCGGGTGGAAGAATTGCTCGGCCTGATACGACAGGATGTCCGCCCTTGACTTGCCGTCCTGCCGGATGATGCTGCCCTCGCTGCTGCCCTTGTGGTTCTGCGCTGCCGGGCCGGCCCAGTTCATCGCTTGCGCAGGCAGCGGCACGTCGCCCTTGCTGCCCCGCATGTTCGGTCCAGCCTTCTCCGGGTCCGATGCCTTCGGTCCGGCCCAGTTCTGCTGTGCAAAGCTCGCGAGACTGTTCGCGGACGCATCCGGGTTTCGGCTCGCTCCCTGCGCGTGATAGTCTCGACCCGTTGGGCCGGGCCACATGCTGTCCATCGCGGCGATCGCGGCACCCGCTAATGTCGTGCCGCCCGTCTGCCTGGGCGTTGGATCGTCCGCCGTCTGCGCCTGACTGGAAACCGTCGCGGTGGGCCAGAATGAACAATCGCTCACGCCGCATCGTATTTCCGGTTTCGGCCGAGCTGAATATTCCGACCGCAATGCGGCAGCCCAATCGCTCCAGAGCCGGGATTGCGACGGCAAGCTGTCCGTCGGCGTTCCCCGGCACGTTCTCGCGGAAGAAAGTATGAGCCCCGCTGGCGTCGAAGATGTCGATGGCGCGGTCGAGCAGCCAGCGGTCGTCGAGTTCGCCGCGGCGCTTTCCTGCGACCGAGTTTCCTTGGCACGGGTCGCCCGAAGTGACGATATCCACGCATCCACGCCAAGCTGCGCCGTCGAAGGTTCGAGCGTCAGACCAGACAGGCGCGTGATGAAGCCACCCCGCTTCCATCGACGCGACCAGGCTTGCGGCTGCTCCTGCTTCCCTCTCCACGTAACAGACGCCTCGGACAGCCTGTCCGCGATGATGGTGGGCGAGTTGCAGGCCGAGTTCGAGGCCTCCGACGCCGGCACATATAGCCAGGACATTCACTCTTCCCTCGCTTGATAAAGCGTCATCACGCCGCCAACCCCCGCACGACACTGAGCGGTGTGCGTTCGTCCGATAGGTGCAGCGCCCGCCTTGCGCGCTCGCGATCCCGCTCGGCAATCGCCTCTGCCTGCCGATCGCGCGGGGCCGACCATGCGGGCGGTGTGGGAAGCAGGCGCCCACGACCGCCGCGCCCGCTACAGACGAACGCGGGGGCGCCGATGATGCTCTTGCGGTGGCCTCTGGGAGTGGGCATTAGAACACACCCTTCGACAGCGAACGCATCCAGTCTCGCGGGCGCAGTTCGGTCCGCATCGGCATCGCAACGCCCAGGAAATTGTCATCGCCGTTCATGATGATGTGAGGCGAGCTTTCGGCATCGCCCCGCAGCGTGAGAGCACGGCCGAACGTCTTGAGATAATCGCCGTTGAACCCGCGGACAATGTCATCCTTCGAGGCCTTGGGGATGACGCGGCGCCAGTCGGGATAGGTGCCGTCGATCAGCATCGAACCCCACGAAACTTCGTCGAGCCCAGTCTCGACATATTCTGCGGCGAGTTCGGCTGGGTTCACGCCATCGCTCACCCGCATGAAATGCACGAGATGCATCCGGCCTTTCTTGCCTCCGTCAGTGAGGCGCCCGACCACCCATTGCTGAGGTGCATTCTTGCGCTTGTCGAATTTCAGGTGCTTCGGGCAAAGCCAGATGCCGTCGACGGCGCAGGCCGCGTTGGGCGAGAATTTCACGCCGAGCCGGTGGCCGTCCGTTGCGATTGCGAGCGCGCCTTCTTCGTGGGCCTCGACCCGGACGCCTTGCAAATAGTATCGCGTTTCCTCGACCGAGATGAAGGGCTGAACGGCGAGAAAGTCGGAAAGTGGCATAGCAAAAGCGATGTCGCTTGCCAGCTTGGCCTTCGGTTTTTCGATCTTGGATTGCGCGTTCATTTCGCCACCCCCTTCTTCGCCGCCGGCTTGACCGAAGACTTCGCCCCGCCACGAACCCGCTTGCGGTCGCGCGCGAGCTTGTCGAGGTGCTTCTGAGCCAGCGGGCGCAGGCGGTCGATTTCGGCCGACTGAAAGCGGATCGTCTCGGCGTCCATCATGCGGGCGCCGCGGCCTTCTACCAGTCGGCACGATTGGGGGCGCGTGCTGTGCCGACTGGATGACCGCGCACGCGGCGGGGGGTGAACCGTCAGGAAATGCGCAAATTCACTTCGTCGAGGCTGGCGACGAGCGGCAGGCCTCTCCGTGCGCGGGTGTGATTGATCCGACGCAGCCGGTATGCGGGGGCGCTGCGATACCGCGCGCGCTCATATTCCGAGATGGCTTGCGGGTGGCGCGACGGGTTGAGCCTGTCGTCTGAGCGGCGTTGGCGGGTCATCAGAAGGGCGCCTCCTCGACTTCCTCAACCTTCTCGCCGCGCTGTTCGTCAGACGGCCCCTCGTTCGGGTTCAATGCCTCGGCGCGATCTTTCCCAGCGCGAACGGCCTTCGCGTGAAGGTCGGGGCTTGCCTGGGCGAGACGGTCGAGCGTCTTGCTTGCCTTCTGCTGGACCTCTGCCAGCGCATCGAGCGTCTCTGCCGCGTTGACGTCTGCGATATACTGTTCGGTCCATGCTTCGGGCGACTGACGTTGTTGCTGTTGCTTGGGCTTCTGATCCATCCGAAGTGGCTGGATCTTCATGCCGGCCTTCTTGCCCTTCGACTTGAGCACAACGACGGTTGTTTCCTTGTCGATGCCGGACATATGGCTGATGCGGATGCCGCCGACCTGCAGGCCACCGAAGGTCACGCTATCATCGCGATAGAGCGTCATCGACCGGCCCACATATTCGTTGGCATATTTGCCCCATACGGCCATGAGCACGCGGCGTATGGTCTTACAGGGCTTGAACGGCTTTCCGCCATCGCCCTCGTAGTGAATCGCGATCGGTTGGTCGCCTTCGTTACCAGTAACTCGCGTCACAGTGATCGTGCGCGGCGAACCGATAAGGTCGTCGGCATTTAGTTGGTCCGATTTGGCTTCGATGAAGCGTGACATGTCGATTACGTCGTTCATTCCATTGGCCTTCCATCTCGCCGGGCAATTTCGCGCCTGGCGTTCCATTTCAAATCTTCTTCCATCGTCGGTTGCCGAAGCATCCATCCGAGAAATCCGGCCTCGACTTCGCTCCACGGCTGACCGCGGAATTTTCCGAGTGGGCATCGCGGCAACAGGCGAGGCTCTTTCGTCCACGCGATCATTTCGCGACCAGTGGCGCCGGTGTTGAACAGTGCGAGCAGAATGTGCGCCGTAACGTAGGCGTCGGGAGCAGCGCGGTGGGCTGGCTGGGTCGTGGCATGATCGGGGGCGATCATCCCCTGATCCTCAAGCCAGTAGCGCAGTGCTCCATTGCTGTGGCTTGGTGCGTCCGGCCAAACCCGCAGCGCCGCCTTGTAGGTGCAGATTACCGGAACAGGGCTGTCGAAGAATTTTGTCTCAAACTCGGCGTTATGCGCAGCCATGGCTCCAAATCTCGACGGGTCGCCGTCGAACATGACAATCGGCTCGAATTTCGGCTTGCCGTCGCATTCTGCCAGCGAGATATGATGAACGGCACGGACTTCGGGTGGCATGGCATCGACGCCGCACAGCCATCCTTGCGGAATACCGACGCGTTTTTCGGCAATATCGACGTCGCAAATACCAACCTCGCACACCTCCGCAGGTGGCTCAGTGCCAGTCGTCTCGAAGTCGATGACGCGAACGATCGTCAAAGAATTATCTCCTGTTCGACGCGGCGCTCAGTCTCGATGACCTTGCGCATCGCGGCCAAAGTCGAGCGGTATTCGCGCTCCTTCTCGGCAACCTTGGCCTCGAAATTTGTGGCGGCTGCGACAATGGCGCCCTGAATCAGCGGGTCAGGCTCGACGCGCTTGACGAACATGGGAAGCCCACCGGAATAGCTGATGAAGTCGATCCAGCTTCGGCCAGTGACGAGAAGGGCCGTCTGCAACTGCAGCATATATTCAGCCGGCACATCGTTCTCGGCGATCGTCTGGATCTGATACTTGCCGGCCCGCGACTTGCACTCGATGAGCCCGTCATCGCCGACGATACCGTCAGGCGAATAGCCGATGGTAAATCCCCAGCGATCGTTGGTGATGAAGCCGACTTCCTTGACCGGAGCGTAATGCTTCTCGTAGGCGGCGCGAGCATAAATCTCGTCCTCCTGGCCGCGCAGCATCGCATCCGAGACGTATTGCGGCTCGACGAACCCGGTCAGGCGCTGGAACAGCAATTCGTAAACGTGCGCTCGCGTCTTATCGTTGTCGGCCACCTTGAGCGTTGGCGTCAGGATAAGCTTCATTTCGCTGGCGGTCAGAAGCCCGCACCGCTGTTGCAGCCATTCGTCTGAGCCTTGGATCAGGTCGTTATGATAGACCGGGCCTTTCGGCGCCGGGTCTGGCCGCTCATCCACAGGCTGGGGCGCGACGTAATCGTGGGCGAAGGGGTTATCCATCGTCAGAACTCCATCTTCACATGGGGGACTTCGCCGGCCTTGATCAGCAAGACGATCTTGCGCGCTGCGTCTTCGTCGACACCGCAGGTCATGATCGCCTCTTTCGCCTGGGTCATGACCGAGACGCGGTGCTCCTTGTCGGCTTCACGGGCCTTGCGCTCCGCCTCGTCGGCGGCGATGCGGTCGCGCTCTGCCTGTGCTTCGGCTTCGGCCTTTTCGGCGCGTTCGCGTTCAGCGGCCAATGCGGCTTCGTGCTTGCGGCGTTCTTCGTCGCGCTCGCGCTGGGCGGCTTCCTCGGCTTCTCCTCATTCTCCGCCCGGAGGCGAGCGAGTTCCTCGGCCTCCTTCTCTGCAGCAACGGCACGATCCAAGGCGCCCCTGAGAATTTCGACAGTCTCGTCCTTCTCAGCCTGAGCCGCGGCAAGGCGATCTTGAAAAACATCTGGGTCGAGCGCGATCTGGAATATTTCACCGCCACGCTCCCGGATTGAGGCGGACGTTTCGCCCATCTCGACGATGCGGGCCGACCGGAACATCGCGATCATGTTGTCGATGAACTCTGCGCGCTTTTCTTCCGCTTCCTCCCATTCGGTCAGGGGCTGGCGAACTTGCTTGGCGAGCGCGTCAAAATGCTCGCGGACAGCGCGGCGCTCCGCATCGACGGCGTTGATGCGCTGGCGGGCCTCGTCGTTCAGTTCCTTGCCTGCAGCGTCGATCGCAGTCTTCGTGCGGGCGATCTTATACGCCAGCGAGGCGATGGCCTTACGCCCCTTGTCGGTCGAAACGTCCGGCTCGAATGCGTCGACCTCTGCCTGCACATGGGCATAGAACTCGTCGCGTGATTTCGTGTCGGTCAGAACGATGACCGGCGTCTGGTTGACGATGGTTGCAATCGCGGTGGTGGGCTTTTCAGCTTCGATAACGTCGGTCATGTCATGCTCCGGGGAAGATTGCGGACATTGCCGCGGCAATGAACCAAGCGATTGCGGTGAGCCCTACGGCTGCGAAGAAGTCGCGAGCGGGGATGGTGCGCAGGATTTCGAGGACACGGCTCACGCCACCGCCTCCCGCATCGCACGGCGAACCCGCAGCAAGGCGAAAAGCTGGATCTTCTTGTCGCGCGCCACGGTGGGCAGGCCGACGCTGTTGGCGTCGCGGACCTTGATCGCCGTGTCGATGATTTCGCGCTGGATGATCGAAAGCGCGGGGGTCGGCGCGTTGGCTACCGAGAGCGCCGCACGATAGTCCGCAAAGGCGCGGCGCTGGTCGGGCGTGGGCTTGGTAATGCGCTCATGGCGGGACATGCTCTTTCCTCCATCTGGCCCGCTTCTTCGCTTTCGGATCAGCGGGGGGATGGGGGATGTGTACGCGTGCGTACGTACGCGGTCAATAGAAAAACGTACGCATCGGAATTTTTTGCGTACACGCGCCGAATCGACGCGCAAAAAAGCCTCCCGCCGCGTCTGCGGGGGAGGCTGTTGCTACTCGGATTAGAGGGGTCGGCTATTCCGCGGCTGGCTTTTCGCTTTCGCCAAATTCCGGGTTCACGTCCTTTTTCTCGAACTCGGCCGCCTTGGCGTTGAATGACGCGGCGTCGACGATTTGAAGGTCGGCGCGCCCTGTCATGAAACCGGTCTTGATCTGGCACCGGACGTACCGCGTTTCGCCAGGTGCGACCGTTACCTCGACGCTGGCGGTCTTGTTGGTGAGGATATAGCGGCCAGCTGGCACCGACCATTCGGCGAACTTGTTGCGCCCCAGCTCGACGACTTCCTTGCCGTCGTAGCGGATCGGGCAGGCGACACCCATGCCCATGATCGCGCCGGGGCGAAACATGATGATCTTGCCCGGCTCATCCTGAGCAAAGGCCGTTGTGCTTGCCAGTGCGAGACTGGCCGCAATCAAAAGGCGCATATTATTCTCCCCGATATTGGCAAATCTCGGCCCATACCTTCTCGAACTCGGCGGGCTCCATGGCTTCCTCGGTCACGACCGCGGTTTCGCCGGCGGCGACATAGCGCTTGTATCCGGCCTTCCCGCCGAAACTGTTGTTGGCGTTGACCTCGCCGCACGCCACGCTCTTGCCTTGAAACTTGACGATGCGGTCATTTCGGAACTGCGCCGAGTCCGGGTCTTTCAGGCCGGCGCGGACGAGATCATGGGCCGCGACGAGTAGGGCGCCTTCGCTTGGGCCGGAATCGTCCGATTCGCCGCCAGAGCAGGCAGAAAGAGCTAGTGCAAAAACCATCGACATGTTGATAAATCTCGCCTGGCGCATGTTCGCCCCCTCAATCCAGCAAGTCGTCGAGCGTCAATACACGGTCGATGCGCAGCACGTCGTCCATCGGCACCCGAAAAGTCTTGATCGGCTCGAACTGGAAAAGTTCGACAAAGTGAGCCGTGCGCTTCACCAGCCTTTTGACCATGACCATTCTGGCGCTTTCACCGTCGTCAGCCAGATCGCCTTCACCATTAGATCGAAGGTACACCACGACTGAATCGCCAGACCTCGGCGGGCGCTTGCGCTCAGCCAAGACAATGCTGCCGTCGGCGTGCAGCGGGTCCATCGAATTGCCCTGCATATAGAGGCCATATACGTCATTCCGCCCGTTCAAAATCGTCGGGCGCTTTTTGTACTCGATGATATCGACCGTGTTGAGCGAAGCCTGCTCAATGGCTTGGCCTTCCAAAACGCGCTCGGCTCCCAAAGCGGTACCATACACGGGCAAATCCTGAATCATGCGATCCATCGACGCGCCTTCAAGGGCGAATGGACTGGCGTTCGTCTCGAACCCGCTGGTCGCCAATTCGCGAAACGTCGCCTCTGGAACGCCTCTCTGAACGAAAGCGGCGGCGAGCTTCTTCGCCACCTTCGGCGAAAGCGGGCCGTCGAACTCGCGGTCGAAAAATCTCTGCACGCCTGACCGTCCGGCATAGCCGCCAGCCTTGGCAATAATGTCGAGAGAGACGTCGGCCTCGTCCTTCAAGGCGATAAGTTTTTCACCGATCGTGGGCATGTCGAATTCATCGCAGCCCGTACGTACGTTTTCTACGTTGACGTGTGTACGCATTGTGCGTACATCAGCGTCATGACCGATGCAGAAATCATCGCTGAACGCGGCGGCATTCGTCCGGTGGCCCGCAAGTTGGGCCATCGCAATCATACCACTGTGCAGGGATGGGCTGACCGCTGCCGCATTCCGGATCAGCATCGCCGCGCCGTACTGTCGCTTCCTGTCGTCGAGACGGGGCGCGCCCAGGACCGCGCCGCATGACCTTCCTCGCCCGCCTGTTCGGTCGCAAGCCGAAGCCTTCCGTCGATCGCCGCGGCTGGTCCGAGGATTGGCAGGTTGGGGACGTGGCGGTTTGCGTGTCGGCGAATTGGCCGGACAAGGATCTGATCAATCCGCGCGTCGGCGACGTGCTTCGCGTTTCCTCGCTCTGGGAAGGCGCTACCCGCGATGGATCGCAAATTGGCTCTGGCCTGCGTTTCGTAGGCAAGCCGCAGAATATCGCTTGGGATCAACGATCCTTCCAAAAAATCCGCCCCGCCGAGCAATGCTTCACCGAGGCGATGCGCAACCTTCTGCGCCAACCAGTTACCCCCACCGGGCTTTCCTCGGCCGACAGCGACGGCGGCCGCGAGGGGTGGGATGCGCCGGTTCACCTCGGCGTCAACGCGGGCCGGAGCAATGGGGGCCATCATATTCCCGCGAATCCCATCAACGTCGCAATTTTTCCTGTTCATCATGGAGAGTGATATGGCGAGCCATCCCCTCAAGGTCTTGCGGATAAATTGTGCCGAGGAGCAAACGGATTATCGCAATGCGGTCGCCCGCGTCCTGCTCAACGTCCAGCGCGATTTCGATCTGACGCTACAGGACATCGCCGAAAAGATCGACGTGTCGCTCGGCACGATCAGCAATGCGTCGAACAAGCGCAATGACCTGTCGCCGCTCTATGTCCAGCGCCTCGGCCGCGTGTTCGGCCCGTCGGTCCTCGATCCCGTGGCACGGCTTTATGGCGGGCGCATCGTCCCACTCGAAGCCGAGGAAAAGGACGCGCTTCCCAGTCTTTCGGCGTCGATCCACCGGCTTGCCGTAGCGCAGTCGCCCGATAGCCCCGGCGGTTCGGCGATCACGCATTCGGAGCTGCTCGCCATGCTGCCGGACCTCCGCGCCGCGGTGTCGTGCATGAACGCGCTGATCGTTCGGGCCGAGAGGATTGCAGCATGATCGCGCTCGCCTTCTACGCCGTCGCAGTCGTCTCCGCGACGTTCGGCCTGTTAGTTGGCTGCGCGCTTGGGGCGAATGCTCGGTCGCGGCTGGTTGAGTCCTTGACCGCGGACTCTGCGCATGAGCGAGAATGCGCATGAGAACGCGCCAATCAACCTCACGCCTCAAGGTTAATCCGCCGCTCGGCATGATGCCTGCGTTGCAATATGCGCCGCCGTCGATGCTGAATGTCGATCCGACCTATCAGCGTTCGCTCGAAAGCAGCGCGAGCCAGGCGCTCATTCGCAAGATTGCGCAATTCTGGAATTGGGATTTGTGCCAGCCGCTCGTCGTGTCCCGGCGCGGAACCGGGCAGCTATATGTCATTGACGGGCAGCACCGTCTCGAGGCGGCGAGGCTGCGCGGCGATATCCAGCAGCTTCCGTGCGTGATTGTCGAATATGCGAGCGCCGCCGATGAAGCTGCTTCGTTCGTCAACCTGAACCAGCAGCGCCGGCCTCTTTCCAACATCGACGTATTCAAGGCGGCCGTGGCGAGCGAGGACAAGGAAGCGCTCGCCATATCTGGCGCGATGGAGGATGCCGGCCTGAGCCTTGCGCCGCATCAAAACTATATCGCGTGGAAGCCGGGCATGGTTTCAAACATTGGCGGCATTCAGGCTTGCTGGCGTGATCGCGGTCCGAAAGTCACTGCAGAAGCGATGACGGTCCTCGCGCGCGCGTTCGATGGCCTCGTTCTGCAATATTGCGGGACGCTGTTTCCCGGCATCGCAGCCGTTGTCCATCGCGGTCAGGAATACGACCGCGATCGCTTCGTCTCGATACTTTCGGGCATGACGCAGGAGCAATGGCGCAATGCCATGTTCCGATATGTCGCGGATAGTCCCGACACATCGCGGCGCGACGCCATGGTCAATGTCATGATGAACGCATGGCGCGGGCAGGAATTGTCTGCGGGAGAGGTGCCGTCTGCGCTTTCCTCGGTCGATCATTCACAGTCGCGCCACTGGTGCGACCAATGCGATAGGGCCGTTACCACGGCATCTGCAGAGGCTTGTCGGAAGCGCGCTGTCCTGCTGCAACTCCCCACGGGCGGCGGTAAGACCGTATCAGGATCGAGCATGATCGGCGGCGCATCGCAGAAGGGCAAGGTGTGCTGGTGGCTGGCCCATCGCCGCGAGCTTATCAGCCAGACGTCAAAAACCTTTTCGAGCATGGGCATCCCGCACGGCATCATCCAGGCGGGCAAGTCTTCGGATCCGATGAAGCTGGCTCAGATCGGTTCTGTCCAGACTGTCGCGCGCAGGCTCGACAAACTGACTCCGCCAGACCTGATCATCTTCGACGAATGTCACCATCTCGGAGCCGGGCAATGGCAGCAGATTTTCGAGGCGTTCCCGAACGCGAAGATCATCGGCCTGACCGCAACGCCTTGGCGCCTCGACGGCAAGGGGCTCGGAAACTGGTTCGAGCGCATGGTCAACGGCCCGTCGGTTTCGGAACTCATCAATGACGGCGCGCTGTCGAAATATCGCCTGTTCGCGCCTACCACGCCGGACCTCGGCGATGTCGCGACACAGGCCGGTGACTTCAAGCGCGACCAGCTCGCCGACGCTATGGACAAGCCTTCGATCGTCGGTGATGCGATCGAGCATTACCGCAAGCTCTGCCCCGGCAAGCGCGCTGTCGTGTTCGCGGTCAACATCGAGCACTCGCGGCATATCGTCCAGCAATTCCAGATGGCCGATATTCCTGCCGAGCATGTCGACGGCACGATGGACACGGCCAGCCGTGATGCAGCTATTCAGCGCTTCATTGCCGGCGAGACGCTTGTGCTGTCGAACTGCGAACTGTTCGGCGAGGGTTTCGATGTTCCCGCAATCGAGGCGGTGATCCTGCTTCGCCCCACGAAATCGTTGAGCCTTTATCTCCAACAGGTCGGGCGTGCGCTTCGCCCCGCGCCGGGAAAGGATCACGCCATCATCCTCGACCATGCCGGGAATTCGCTGCCGCGTGAATTGAAGGGGCAGGGGCATGGCTTCCCTGATGACGAGCGAGAATGGAGCCTCGCCGATCGCGAGAAGCGCAAGGCCGGCGAAAAATCCGAAGTCACGATCCGCACCTGTCCTGAATGCTTCGCTGTTTTCCGTCCGACGCCGGCGTGCCCGCATTGCGGCCATGTCTATGTCGCCCCTGTCCGCGAGATCGAGCAGGTCGAAGGCGAATTGCAGGAAATAGACGTCGAGGCACTGCGCCAGAAAGAGGCGCAGGCAAGGAAGCGCGAACAGGGGCAGGCGCAGTCGCTTGACGACCTGATCCGTGTCGGCCGCAGCCGCGGTATGCGAAATGCCGAAGCATGGGCGCGCAACGTCATTCAAGGGCGCGAGGATGCGCAGCGCTTCGCTGATTCCGTTGGCCTCACCCCGATGCAGGTCAAGGCATATCGCAAGGAAGGTATGCCGGCGGCGTCCAAGGGCGCTGTCGCGGCGCTTCTCTGGATCCGCGCCGAGAAGCCGTCCGTGTTTGCGTGGATCGAGCGTGAGCACCCTGAGGTAATGACTTCGGCGGTGCTGCGTGAAATTGCGGACGAGAGGGTTGCGGCATGAGCGCCCCCCACGACGACCTCGTAAAGCGAATCCGCATCTTCATTTCGGAGATTGGCGGAATGTCGATCAACGTCGAGACGCCAGGCCTGCTGTTCGACCGCTTCGGAGACAAGGTGAAGATCGGCAAGAAGGGCCGGCTCGACATCGCGGCGTGCATCAAGTCGCGCTTTGTCGCGATCGACGCGAAGATCGGCAAGGATCGCCTGAAACCGGATCAGCAAAAATTCGCTGACGCCGTGAACCGCGCTGGTGGATTGGCCTTCGCCGCATGGTCCGTCGATGACGTGCGTGACAAATTGACGGCGGAGGGGCTGCTATGAGGCGCCGCGACATCATTATGGCGAGCCCATATGCGGCTGAACTCGCGGTGCGTGACGTTCTCGCGCCGGTATATGAGGCGCTCGATGCAGACGTGACCGACATGGCAGGAATTCGCCGCCTCGCTGCGCTGACCGATGAAATCCATGATGTTCTCGATGCGCATACACCTGATGGACCAGATAAGCTGTGGCGCGCATCCCGGCGCCGCGAACTGAAATCCTACCAGTCGGCGCACCAATGGAAGTGCCGCGCGCTCGATCTCAATCCGGCTACGACGCCGACGCTGGCGCTCGGAAGCATGACGCCGGTCAACTCCGATGGCTGGAAGCTCGGCATTGCTGTTCCGGCGCCTGACCCGATGACGCCAGACACGACAGAAATTGTCACCCTGGTCTTGCTAGAACCGAAAACGGGCAAGGCTGCGATTTTCGGGGACAAGACTCCGCAACTCGTCGAGCCCATTTCAATGCAGCGCTTCACGGTTCACGCGGATGTGAAGGCTTGGGCGCGCGATATAGCCAGGCATCGTCTCGAATTCGTGCGCTCGTCGCAAATCGCCCGGCGGCAGGCCAATATTCCGCCGATTTGGCATGGCCTCCCACCGTCGGCTCTTGCCGTCGGTAAGCTCGACAAGATCGACTGGCCATTTTCGGAACAGATCACCGCCGGCGAAGGCGTCGATCTGAAAGCACTCGCCAAGATTTTGCGCAAGCCATCGACCCGCGTGCATGCGGCTTATGATTTTCGGAGCGCGGCATGATGACGGCAAAGGTCCACGAATTGAATGCTTGGCGCCATAATCTCGACATGGGCGAGAAGGGTCCGAAAAAGAACCTCACGAACCTTATGCTCCACCTGAAGAGCTTGAGGGGGCTCGGAGATGAGCTGAAGTTCAACGAACTGACGGGAAACATCGAATGGAAAGGTCGCGATCTTCGCGATACTGACTATGTCGATATTCGCATCATCATAGAGCAGGCAGGATTCGACCCCAAGGCGCAAGACGTTCCGATCGCAGTTCTGCGGACAGCTGAGTACTCGGCCTATAATCCGGTGCAGGACTATCTGAACGGCCTTCAATGGGATGGCGTTAAGCGGTGCAGCGTATGGCTCCACAGCGTTTTTGACGCGGATAACAATCTGATAAATAGCGCGTTCGGCAAAATGTTCCTGATAGGAGCGGTCGCGCGCGCGCTCGACCCAGGCGCGAAGATGGACACTATGCTCATCCTAGAGGGCGAGCAGGGAATCCGAAAATCATCCGCGGTAGCTGCGTTGTTCGGCGCCGATTACGTGATGAATGGACTTCCGGGGTTCAAGGGTCAGGAGGCCGCGCTGGCTCTTCAGGGCAAGTGGGCAGTGGATCTTGGTGAACTCGCCGGCTTCGGCAAAACAGACATACGAACGATCAAAAATTATCTGACGCTGACGATCGACAATTATCGTCCGCTATGGGCGAAGCATTACATCAACCGACCCCGCCGTGTCGTTTTCGTCGGATCGACGAATGAACATGCTTATCTCGACGACCCGACCGGCGCACGGCGCTTTTGGCCCGTCGCGTGTCGCACGGTCCATCTAGAAAAGCTGATAGCAATTCGCGACCAGTTATGGGCGGAGGCGGTGCAGCTTTATCGCGACGGGGAACCTTGGTGGATAGACCGTGGCTCTGAACTGGATGCGCTTGCGAACGAGCAGCAGGCCGACCGCTTCCAAGAGGATCCTTGGGCACCTGATATCGATTCCTACCTGCAGTCACCAGACGTAAAATATCGCGTCTGCGTGACGGCGGCAGAAATCTTGAAATGGCTGAACGTACCTGTCGACCGGCGCGACGCTCGATCAGAGAGCCGTGTCACGAAGCATCTTACCTACCGTGGCTGGGGTCGCGTCCGGTGCATGCGGCACGGGCTCAACGTCAATTGGTGGTTCCCAGCTGACCAAATGCCCGAAACGAAACAGGGGAGGAAGGCATGACTTTCCAACCATGTTTCCAACCTTTTTCCAACCTTTTAAAGGCGGTTGGAAAGTTCAAGCACCTGATATCAGGTGATAAATTGTCAACTTTCCAACCTTTCCAAGGTTTTTGCGATCCTAATACGCGCACGCGCGCGCCTATCTATTATGTTTTTCTTAGAAAGGTTGGAAAGTATAGAAAAGAGCGCGGTTTTCTGCGGTTTTTGCTTTCCAACCCACACCGGAAATCTTGGAAAGTTGGTCGGAAAGGCCGGAAAGGGAGATTTTTATGGATGATTTTCGCATGGCCAGCGCTGCTGCTGATGATGACTATACCAAGGTCTTCGCGACGCACCCCGCGCAGCCTGGTACATATCTAGTTTTTGCCTTCAAGGATGAGACGACCCTTTTGGAAAATGTGATAATGTGGGCCGTCGGTTTTGATTGCTGTCTGTCTCCAATCACTATGCACGGCGTTTGGGGAGGGTCGCATCAGAGCAACATTTGTGTCCTTCACCCTGATGGGAAGTGCCAAACAGCCGATCGCGTCTACGCCTCACTCGATGAGGCCGTGGCTGACCTGAAAAAGTACGATAAGTCTGAATGACTGCGATGACGGTGATGAAGCTCCACCTCGACCTGATCGACTTCCGCCGCGGCAAGATCACGCTCGACGATCTGCGCCGACTGTTCCCGACGTGGAAGGTGGACAAGGATTACGCGAAGGCCTGTGTCGCGATCGCACAGGCATCACCCCTCAAGACCGGAGCCATTGCATGAACCAGGTTACGACGATCGAACGCACCCTCGAGGCCGTGCTGCCCGATGACATGGCTTTCACGGCATGGGTCGAGGAGGCGCGGATACTTTTCGCCGATCACCGCAATGCCGAGTGGAAGGTAAGCGCGCCATTGCCGATGCCAAGGTCGCCAAGCTGATCCCGGCGTCGTGGCGCTCCGATCGCGTGTCGTTCGAGGTCTGCAAGCACATCGCCAAGGTCGAGGACGAGGATTTGCGGCTTAGGATGCTCAAGCAGGCCGTCGACGAGCATTGGAACGAGAAGGACGCGAGCCACGCTATTCAGGAGCACAAACGCGACCAAGGCCAGTTGTGGGAAGATGAAATCGACGACGCACGACGGGCCGAAGTCATAGCCCGGGTATGGAACCGTGAGGCGAAATCTGTGCTCGAATATCTATGGCCGCTTCTCGTTTACTCGGCACAAAACGGGTTCTGCGCGATCAACCTTGACGTGGCAATTCGCGAGGACTCGGATGCATAGCCAACAGCGCATCAAGCCATACAGCACAAAGAAATGGGCAGCGATGATGCCATGCCCAACTGTCGCCAAAGAGTTCGAGCAATTTTTTATCAAAGAAGGATGGTCGAAAGTGAATAACGTCTACGGCAAGCGATGCGCGAACCGCTGGTATATCATGCTCGGGGCTGAGCGGCTCAAGGCGGCGCGGGCTCGGTATTTGGGGAGGGTGGAAGCGTGACACCGAAGCAGGAGGCGTTCGTCCGCGAATATCTGATCGACCTGAACGCGACGCAGGCAGCTATTCGGGCTGGGTATAGCGAGGCGACAGCGCGTCAGATCGGAGATGAAAACTTGTCAAAACCTGACATAGCCACCGCCATCAAAGAAGCGCTCGACGCAAGGGCCGCTCGCGCGCAGATCAACGCGGATTATGTCCTCAACCGCCTCGTCGAGATCGACAACATGGACGTTTTCGACATCGTGGACGAAAAGCTGAATCTGCGCCCGGTTTCGGAGTGGCCAAAGGTCTGGCGCCAGTATCTTTCGGGGTTCGATGTCGCCGAGATGTTCGAGGGCCGCGGCGAAGACCGCGAGATGACGGGCATCCTGAAAAAGATCAAATGGCCCGACAAGGTGAAGAACCTCGAACTGCTCGGCAAGCATGTCGGCGTGCAGGCGTTCAAGGATCGCGTCGAGCATTCTGGCGAGATGAGCCTGACCGTGACGCAGGAGGATGCGGGGCTGTGAGCCTGACGGAGCTGACCGATCGTGAGCGACGCACGTTAAGCGATCCCCAGCGACTGCTGTGGCGAGATGACGTCGAGGGCATATGCCCTACGCCCGGAGTGTGCTGGGAATACGGTGACACGGCCCGCTGTGGGCCTTGCGCTATCAAACAGGCTGCTCACCTTGGCGTCGAGAGCGATATGGCAATTCCCAACCTGCCCGAGGTATATCGTTTGCGCCGGAAATTGAAGGCGCTCGGTCACGCCGAATGACCCCCGCCACCCTCACCCCCAAACAGCGCGAGGCCAACCGCTTGCTCGCCGGCCCCGCGCGCAACATCATGCTCCGCGGCGGCTCGCGATCGGGCAAGACCTTCCTGCTTTGCCGCGCGATCATCCAGCGCGCCATCAACGCGCCGAACAGCCGCCACGCGATATTCCGCTTCCGGTTCAACCACGCCAAGACCAGCGTCTGGGCCGACACGCTGCCCAAGGTGCTGAAACTGTGCTTTCCGACCCTGCGCGCGCGGTTCGACAAGACCGACTTCTATCTCGAACTGCCGAACGGCTCGCAAATATGGATCGGTGGGCTAGACGACAAGGAGCGGGTCGAGAAGATCCTCGGCGCCGAATATGTGACCCTCTACTTCAACGAATCGTCGCAGATACCGTGGGGTTCGATCGAGACGGCCATGTCGCGCTTGGCGCAAAAGTGCGAGCTGGCGCCTGAGATCGCAAAGGCAACGGGACGCACGCACCTCGCGCTCAAAGCCTATTTCGACTGCAACCCGCCGTCGAAGCTGCACTGGTCCTATTCGCTGTTCCGCGCCAAGCTGAAACCCGGCACGAAAGAGGCGCTGCCGAACCCTGACGATTACGCCGAAATGAAGGTGAACCCGTCGGACAATGCCGATAATCTGCCCGCCGAATATTTCGACGTGCTGGCGTCGATGTCCGCGGCAAAGCGGCTGCGCTTCGAGGCGGGGGAGTGGGCAAGCGAGGTCAATGGCGCGCTGTGGTCGCTGGAAACGCGCACGGCAGCCGATGGTCGCGAGATGCCAGGCATCGACGCGCTCAGGGTTGCCACGCATCCCGACTTGCGCCGCGTCGTGGTCGCGGTCGACCCGTCCGGAACGAAAGGCGATGGCGGGGGCGATGACATCGGGATCGTCGCTGTCGGCATCGGTGTCGACGGCCATGCCTATGTGCTCGAAGATGCGACGTGCCAGATGTCGCCGGAAGGGTGGGGGCGGCGCACGGTCGATGTCTATCACCGCCACGAGGCCGATCGCGTCGTCGGGGAAGCGAACTTCGGCGGGGACATGGTGCGCTTCACTGTGCAGACGGCCGACAAGAAAATACCCTACAGCGCGGTCAAGGCATCGCGGGGCAAGGTCGTGCGCGCCGAGCCTGTTTCTGCCCTCTACGAGCAGGGCAAGGTCCATCACGTCGGAGATTTTCCCGACCTTGAGGACCAGATGTGCAACTTCACCGCGAATGGCTACGTCGGCGACGGCTCACCCGACCGGGCCGATGCGCTGGTATGGGCTTTGACCGAATTGATGCTCGGCAACGATTACAACTACGCCTCAGCCCTCGCCAACGCCCTCTAACGGCGGTAAGCGCAACCCCGCACCACCCCCATAACCGCGCCCATGTCTGGCCGCCTCGTGAACGTCCGCCCGAAGCAGGGTTTTGTCCTGGATGCCCGCGGCGATGTCGTGCCGATGCGCTTCCGCGACGGCCTCTCGAACCTCGTCACCGGCCTTGGCACTCGCGCCGACGCCCGCACGTCCCGCGCCTATTTCGCCAACATCATGACGCCGCAGCAGATCGAGGAGGCTTTCGAGGGATCGGCAATGCTGCGCAAGGCCGTCACCATTCCCGCGACCGATCGCATACGGGCATGGCGCGACTGGCAGGCCGACAAGGATCAGATTGAGGCGCTGGAAGCCGAGGAACACAAGCACCAACTGCAGGCCAAGGTGCGACAGGCCGAAATCCTGCGCGGGCTCGGCGGCGGTGCGATCATCCTCGTCGGTCCCGGCGATACGGCCATGCCGCTCAACGTCACGAGCAAGGGCGGGCTGGTCGCGGTCAACGTCGTCTCGCGCTGGCATATCCAGGGGCATGATTGGGTCGAGGACTTGTCGAGCGCCGACTATGGCAAGCCAGCCTATTGGACCATGAGCGGGTCGCAGGGACAGACACGGCTTCACCCGTCGCGCGTCGTGTGCTTCCGAGCCGAGCCTCTGCCGTCGGTCTTTCGTGGCAGCTACGAGGAGCGCTTCTGGGGGCGGGGGCGCGTTCCGTCTCTGCTTGAGCCGGCGCAGAACCTCGACGAAGCCCTCGCGACCTTCTCGGCCATCATCAAGGATGCGCTGACGATCGACGTGGGCATTTCCAAGCTGCTCGACATCGTGGCGACGACGGAAGGCGAGGCGCAGCTCATGCGCCGCCTGTCACTCATGATCCAGGGCTCCTCGATCTTCAACGGCAAGCTCTACGACCTCGGCTCTGGCGACGGCAAGGACGCGGAGAAGATCGACCGGCATCAAGTCACATGGCAGGGCATCCCCGACATCATCCGCGTCTATGCCGAAGCCTTCTCGGCCGCATCCGACATTCCTGTCACGCGGCTGTGGGGAACGTCGGCGAAGGGGCTGAACGCGACGGGCGAGGGGGATGAGCGCGACTGGAACAAGATGGTCGAGACGGGGCAGGCGCTCGAAACCAAGCCTTGCCTCGACGAGATCGACGCCGCGCTGATCCCGTCGGCGCTCGGCTCGCGTCCAGCCTCGGTGTGGTGGCAATTTTCCCCCTTGTCGATCCCGACGGAGAAGGAAGAAACCGACCGCTTCAAGATTTGGGCCGACGCGATGGAAAAGGTCGGCATGTCGGGCGCGATTCCCGACGAGGCCTATAACGAGGCCTATCAGAATGGCATGATCGAAGGTGGGTGGGCGCCGGGGCTCGACAATGCGCTCGACAAGATCCCGGAGGCGCTGCGCTATGGTGGCACGCCGCAGCCCGATCCGAACATGCTCGATCCGTCGGCGCTAACGCAGAAAGGAGGCGATCCAAGTCTAGCCGGGAATGGCGGGGCTGGGAGTCCCGCCGCCCGTGCTCAGGATGCGTGGGCCATCGACGCCACGCCGCGTCCGCTCTATGTGCGCCGCGATCTTCTGCCAGCCTCGGCAAAAGCGCTGGCTGCATGGGCGAAGAAGAACGGCTTTGCATCGACGCTGGCAGAATCCGATATGCACGTCACGGTGCTATACTCGAAGCAGCCCGTCGACCCGATGAAGATGGGCGAGGCATGGGGCAGCGAACCCAATGGCGACCTGATCGTCAAGCGCGGCGGACCTCGTGCGCTCGAACGCTTCGGCGAGGGCGCTGTCGTCCTGCAATTTGCGTCGTGGTCACTCGTATCGCGGCATGAGGACATGGTGCGCGCCGGGGCCAGCCACGATTACGAGGAATATCTGCCGCACGTCACCATCACCTATTCGGCGCCGGACAATCTGGACCTGTCGAAGATCGTGCCGTTCGATGGCGAGCTTCATTTCGGGCCGGAGATTTTCCAGCCGCTCGACGAGGATTGGAAGTCGAAAATCGAGGAGGCGTGATGCGCTACAACCTCGCCCATGAAGCCCATCGCGCCCGCAATATCCGCCGCCGCTCGATCACCCTGCGCGAGATCACCGCGCCCACGACCGAGGCGACGAACCTCTACCTCGCCTGCTACAAGCCCGTCATCGACCTTTGGACCGCTGCGGCTGCGCAGATCGCCCAGGAATATGAGCGCACCCTTGCCGCGATGACGACCGACGCCCCCGCCGATGTGCAGGGCGAGATCGACCGGGCCGCATCGACGTTCGACCGGCTGGTGCTGACGTTGACGCCGAGCCTGCGGAATTGGGCGCTGCGTATCGAGGCTATTGTGCGCCGAAAATGGACGCGACAGGTTTTCTCGGCAACGAGTGTGGACCTGACGACGCGATTGGGGCCGGCTGACGTGGCCGAGCCACTGGAAGCGATCATCGCCCGCAACGTCGCGCTGGTGAAGGATGTGAGCGCTCAAATTCAGTCGCGCATCTCGGACAGCGTTTTTCGCGGCCTCACCAATCGGATGCCCGCGCGCGATGTCGCCAAGGAAATCAGCAACGCGATCGGCATGGGCCGGGACCGGGCAATCCGCGTGGCAAGCGATCAATTGAGCAAGGCGGCGGGAACGCTGGCCGAAGAACGTCAGCGTCAGGCTGGAATTGAAAAGGTGGTTTGGGTGCATAGTGCGAAGCTGCATCCACGCGCCGACCACCTTTCGTGGGATGGCAAGCTATTCTGGCTCGATACGAAAAAGTCGGTCGACGGCGAGATAACTGTCGCGCCCGGCAATTGGGCAAGTCAGCCACCTTTTTGCGGCTGCAGGACACGCGCATATCTCGATTTCAGCGACGAATAACGCTAGGATTTTCGCGCGATTCTGCTATCGTTGCGGGCCGACGGTGAGCCAACACCGCCGACCCTGACCGAGACGATCAATGGAGGATCGAATGGCTGAAAATTCCGATACCGAACTTGCGCGCAAAGATGAAGCCTTTGCCGCGCGTATCACCAATACTGGCGATCAGGAAGCGGACCACGACAGAGCCGACAGGGTTCTGATCGAGGCGCTACGGTCGGCTGGCTTCAACAAGACGGCCGATGCATGGGAGCATCACTCGGAAAATTGGTGGTGGGCATGACCGCCCTCGAACGCGCGGCGCGGGCGCTGTGGATTGCCAGTGGCAAACGCGCCGAGCTTTGGGATGCTCAACCAACCGCACTATGGCGGATCGAGATGGAAAAGGAGCGGCCTATCTATTTAGATCAGGCCCGCGCTGTCCTGCTCGCGATCCGCGAGCCGAGCGAGGGGATGGTGAGTGATCGCGTGATCCGCGCGCATGGATATGCCGGTGACATCGATATGGTTTGGCAAGCCATGATCGACGCAGCCCTATCGGATAGAAACCATAGCGCGGGCGATTGAGCTTCGCATCGATGACATCCCTATGGTTGATGCGTCACAAGGCTACATTCGGGAGGTGCGTAGCAGGTGGCTTGCCGAAGAGGTCATGACTAGCCTCGATATTCGGGGCTTTGCCATCGTCCCAGTTGAGCCGACAGATGCAATGATCGATGCTGGCTACAACAGCGAGGATTGCGACGGCTGGTCAGGCCCCACTTCATGCTGGGAGCGCATGATCCAAGCAGGAAAGGTTAAGCCATGAGCGAGCAACAACGCCGCGAAGCCGCCTTGCTCAGCATGAGCCGCTTTGCCGATCAGCACAACGTCAGCGACCGCAATTGGGAAGAGATTCGCCATCCTGATCGCATCGACTTCATCGGCACGACCGATGATGGCCGAAAGTTCGGGGTTGGGTATCTGATCGATGCCGCGCTGGGGGAGGGGTGATGAAAATTCAAATCCCAGCCATCGCTATGGGAGCAGTCTGTGGCGTGACGGCACTCTATTTCGACGACAAGAAGGTCGATCACCACCCGCGACATGAGCCGCAGCCGATCGCCGACCAAATCATGGCCGGATGTATTTGCGGATGGAGAAAGCCCGTTTCATTGCACGATCATCAAAGCCGAGATGATCTTTGGGGCGCCGTCGGCCGCGAGTATGATAACCACCTAACCTGACGGCGGTAACGCCTAAACCCGGCCCGCAATACCCAAGCGGGCATGGTGCAACTTACCGACACCCTCGACGCGACCACGACCGCCCGCATTTGCGCTGACGGTTGCCTCGTGGCGGACGTGAAAGCCGCCCGCGTCGGTATCCAGACCCATCTCCGCGCCCCGAAAGCGAAGTTTTCTCGCGCGACAGCATGGCTAGCTTTGCTGCGGCGCCCTTCACGATCGATCACCCCGCCCAGCCCGTCGATGCGCAGAACTGGCGCGACCTTGGCGTGGGCGAGGTCAACGGCGATGTCGTGCGCGACGGCGGTTTCGTCCGCGTCCCTGTCATCGTCCGCGATGCGTCGGCTGTCGAAAAGGTCCGCACGACCCACAAGCAGCTCAGCATGGGCTATTCCTGCTCGCTCGACTGGACGCCCGGCACCACGCCTGATGGGCAGGCCTACGACGCCGTGCAGCGCGAAATCCGCATCAACCATATCGCCGCAGTTCGGGCCGCTCGGGGCGGGCCGGAGCTCAAGATCAGCGATGAACGTCCGCCCCAGGAGAAACCGACCATGAAGATCAAGATCGGCGATGCCGAAGTCGATGCGACGAACGGTGAGGCCGTTCGGATCGCAGTCGATGCTCTCAACAAGAAGCTGACGGACGCGCAGACGGCCCTCAGCGACGCCACCACCGCCCATGACAAGGCGCTGGCCGCGAAGGATTCCGAAATCGACGAACTCAAGACGAAGGTGGTCGATCAGGCCGCCATCGACAAGCTCGCCGATGCCAAGGCGCAGGTCGTCACCCGCGCGAAGGAACTGCTCGGCGACAAGGCGCCCGACTTCGCAGGCAAGACCGTTGCTGACGTTCGCCGCGAGACGGTGCGCATCATCAAGGGCGACGAGGCGGTTGCCGACAAGTCCGATGATTATGTCGAGGCCCGCTTCGATGGCCTGACCGACGGCAAACCGACGACGGTCCAGTCGATCACGGCGCCGCGCACGACCACCAACGACAACGCCAGCGTTCGCGACTTCGTTCGCAGCGCGCAGTTCGCCTGAGGAGACGATAAATGGCTGAACTTCAGACCACCTATACCGATACCGTCGCCAAGGGCTATGCGGGCATGGTTGCGAACGGCGAAACGTCGAACCGCATCACCCGCACCTGCGAGGATTCGGGCGGCATCGCTTTCGGCGCACCTGTCTATCGCGGCAGCGGCGATCATGGCTGCACCGGCACTGTCGGCACGCTTGCAACCTTCCTCGGCTTCGCAATCGCGAACTCGGGTCAGGCACTGATCGCCGGCCAGGATGCCGACGAATATCAGCAGTATGACAACGTGGCGATCATGACCTCGGGCGCGATCTTCGTGAACGTCAAGGGCGCAGTCACCGATGGCGCGGCCCTGACTGTCGGCACTGGCGGCGGCGCGGCTGACCTGATCGGCGCCACGGCGGCCGACGCAACTCACATCGCGACCGGTTGGATCGCGGACGAAACTGTCACCGACGGCCTGTGCCGCATCGTGAAGCGCTAAGGGGGCGACTGACATGAATGCAATCACCAATTTCTTCGACAGCGCTTCGGGTCACATCACCGATCCTGTCGCCTTCATGGCCGCAGACGCGGGCCTCAAGAAGCATGTCATCGCGCTGTGGGCTGCTGACAATGCCCGCCTCGCCAAGACGTTCGAGGACAAGGCAGACGCCTTTTTCAGCGACGCGCAGGTCGGCTATGCCTTCCTGACGCCGCAGCTCTATCGCATCGAAACCGAAGTCTACATGACGAAGTATCCCAGCTTCGACATTTCGCGCTTCATGACGGTCGATATGTCGGGCGATATGTGGGACGTCGGCACGCTGGTCTATTCGATGGATCAGGTCGGCGAAGCGCAGTTCATGGCCGGCGGGGCGTTCGACATGCCCTATGCCAGCGCGAAGATGGCGCAGGCGACCAAGCCCTACCACATGGCCGCGATCGGCTATGAATGGAACACCCAGGAACTGCAGCGCGCCGCCAAGCTCGGCCGCTCGCTGTCGAGCGACAAGGCCATGGCCGCAAAGCTCGCCGCGGACCGTTTCATCTACGGCATCGCCATGACCGGCAAGACGCCGGGCGGGGTCGCGGAAAAGGGATGGACGGGTTTCACCAACAACGGCTCGGCGCCGTCGGCTCAGGTGGCGAACGATGGCACCGGCCCGTCGCGTCTGTGGGCGAACAAGACGCCGGACCTGATCCTGCGCGACATCAACGCCGCCCTGACCGCTGTCGAAACCGGCACGGGCGAGACGATGGTAGCCGATACGCTGGTCCTGCCGACGTCGGCCTACAACTATATCGCGACGAAGCAGCTCAGCAGCGGCAGCGACGCGACGATCCTCTCGTTCCTGCTCGCGAACAACGTGGCTGGCGAGGGTCTGACCATCCTCAAGAGCCGTGCGCTCGAAACGGCTGGCACGGGCGGCACGACCCGCATGATCGCTTATGCGAACAGCCCGCAGGTCATCAAGTTCCACCTGCCCGGCGCGCACCAGTTCCTGCCCGCGTTCCAGAAGTCGAGCCTCGTCTACGAGGTCGGCGGGATCATGAACGTCGGCGGCGTCGAGGTGCGTCTGCCCAAGGCGCTCGTCTATCGCGACAGCTTCTAAGGAGCGACGACATGAAACTGGTCAACATCTCGAACGGCCCGCGCGGCGCCTACCTCAAGGGCGGCACGCTGGTCATGGCCGAAGCCGGCGAAACGATCGAAGGCGACTTCGACGACGTGAACGACGAGTGGTTCGCCAAGGACGGCACGAAAGCCGCCAAGGCCGCTGACCCGCTCGACCATGACGGCGATGGCAAAAAGGGCGGGGTCGCTCCCGCCAAGGATTAACTTTTCGTCGACGGGGGTCGCACGGGGGCGGGCCGGTGACATGCCGCCCGCCCTCACTTTTTAAGGACTGAACATGGCTGACAACATCACCGCTCCTGCCGCGGGCGCCGTCCTTGCTACCGACGAGATTGGCGGGGTCCATTTTCCCAAGACGAAGATCGTCTTTGGCGCTGACGGTTCGACGACCAATGTCAGCACGACCGACCGCCTTCCGGTCCAGACCCAAACGGGCCTCGCCACCGAAGCCAAGCAAGACGACATGATCGCGGCGATCGAGAACATCTCGCCCGGTGGCGGCGCGGGCGGCGATGCGAGCGCGGCGAATCAGGACGAGCAGACGGCGATTCTGACGACGATCGACGCGAAGCTCGGCAGCCCTCTGGCGGTAACCGGGTCGTTCTACCCCGCAACGCAGCCGGTTTCAGGCACTGTCGGCGTTTCCGGCAGCGTCGCCGTGACCGGGACTTTCTGGCAGGCTACGCAACCTGTCAGCATCGCGGGGACTGTCGGCGTCTCTGGACCGCTCACCGATACCCAGCTGCGCGCGGCGGCCGTTCCTGTTTCAGGCCCTCTAACCGACACGCAGCTTCGTGCGACCGCATTGCCCGTCAGCGCCGCATCTCTCCCGCTTCCAAGCGGGGCTGGAACATCCGCCAAGCAGGACACGATTATTACCGCGCTCGGCACGCTGGCGACCCAGGCGACGCTATCCGCCGTCCTTGCTAAGATCATAGCCGCCCCCGCGACCGAGGCAAAGCAGGACACAATCATCGGGCATGTCGACGGCATTGAAGGAAGCCTCACATCGATACTTGCCAAGATCATTGCTGCGCCCGCCACTGAGGCGAAACAGGACAGCGCTATCGCTGCCATCGCCACCATCGGGACACGCGCATACGGCGCCGCGGCCACGCGCCTCGCTTATGCCGGAACGAGCGCCCAGACCGCGGCGATCACGGCCACCGAAGTCTTGCTCCACAACTGCGGCACGGCTCGCTGCTATGTAAAGGCGGCTTCAAGCCCAACGGCGACGACGGACGATATTCCGATCGAGGCGGGCGAGAAGTTCCATCTTCGCATCACCTCGGGCCACAAGATCGCTGCCATTCAGGATAGCGCGGGCGGCAATCTCAACATCATCCCGGTGGCGTAAGATGCTGGTCCGTCCTGGGGCGATAGGCCAGATCGGGCGCACGCGACGCAGCGCAGCTGCCCCGGCGTCGGGTTACGACGTCTTTGTGCTCGCCGGTCAGTCGAACATGATCGGCCGCTATGGCCCTATCGACGGCGTTTTGGACGCCACCGACGCCGACATCATGCAGTGGGGCTACAACGCGCAAGTCGCTGCCCTGGCTTCCGACCCTCTCGACCATGATGGCGAGACGGCGAATACGATCGGCATGGGCCTCAGTTTCGCCAAGGCTTACAAGGCGGCGGGCCTTCTCGGCGCTGGACGGAAGATATTGCTCGTTCCCGTGGCGAAGGGCGGGACGGCGATAGCCTATTGGGGATCGGGGCAGGCTGGAAACACGGCGGTCATTTCCTCGGTCAACGCAGCGATGGCCGCTGGATCCGGCACGAACTACCTCAAGGGCATACTCTGGCATCAAGGCGAGAGCGATGGCGGACGGTCGGCCGCCTCCTACTCTGCCGACCTCGATAGCCTCATCTCTCGCTGGCGTTCGAGCTTCACGGGCGGCTCGGCTTCCACGCCGTTCATCGCGGGCGAGCTTCTGCAGGGCGGCAGCCAGACGGATGCGAACATCGTCACGGCACTGACCCAGACGCCTGACCGAAACGCCTATGCCGCGTTTGCAAGCGCAACCGGCCTGTCGTCAGGTGGGGATAATCTGCACTTTAGCGCATCTTCCCAGCGGACGTTTGGCGCTCGCTATTTCACTGGGTATCAAGCGGCGCTGACGAACGCGGCAACCGTTCCTGATGCCGTCTCCACGCTTTCGGGGGCGGTCGGGAACAATCAGATCACGCTTTCATGGATTGCTCCAGCCACCGGACACTCTGCGATCACCGATTATATCGTCGAGTACAAGTTGTCCGCGAGCGGGACATGGCTGACCTTCGCAGACGGAACAAGCGCCGCCACGGGGGCGGTGGTCACCGGCCTGACAAACGGCAGCTCGTATGATTTCCGCGTGGCGCCGGTCAACGCGATCGGCCAAGGGGCATATTCGAACGTCGAGACAAAAACGCCGTTGAGCAGCGG